GCATTCAATGCATTTTCTCAAAAGATTACATTTCAATTAAAAGAAAAACGTATTCATTATACAGATTTAGCCGGTAAGGATGTTGATTTTGCTGATGTAACTGAGCCTACTAATAGCATATTAATATTCAATCTTAAAGACAGTACAATGACTCTTCAAAAAAATGGAGAAACAAGCATCACAAAACTTTCGAAGATTACAAAGAAAGGATATCAATACTTTTTTGAATCTACGGGAAATTATGCACTCGATCCAGATAGAATCGTAATTACAAGTTATATGATTGATTGCAAAAAACAAGTTGGTATCGAATCATACGCTAGTTTTTGCATGAAAAATATGATGCATGTAACAGATTTTAAAGGAAATGTATCAATTCGTTAAAGTTGCTTAACTAATGCATCCATTTTCATGGCAGCATCTTTTGCAGCTTGTTGTTTCAATAAAGCTTCGACATCTGTTGTAATTATTGTACGATTATAATTAGCTAGTTTAGTTATTGCATTATTAATAGCAGTCGACATATCTTTATCAAAAGTCCCGCCTTGTTGATATTTAAGCCCCGTGCCACCCATGCCTGGAGCTAAATATACCATGTATTCAGAATCAGCTGGGCTATATTGAAGATTCATTCTTACTGAAGCATTTCCAACTTTCATGTTTTGCATTACAGATAATGCTGTTCGAATTCCACCATTAGCTTGTCCTTTTAATCCTCCGGCTAATTTAGCTTTCAATGATTGAATATAAGTCGGATATGTTGCTTTAGGATTCTTTGAATTTTTCATTGGAACGTTCCATGGACTATTTGGTACTTTAGCTTGGGCATCTAATGTTTCATTTAGTGCAGTTAAAAAAGATTTATCCAAACCAACCATGATAGTTGAATCTCTTCCAGCTGTAGTAATACTTCCATTAGCATCAAATGCTTTTGAAGCTGCATCCGTTCCTGCTTTCCAAGTTAATGGTCCGTTAGCTATGTCATCATTAATAGTCCATTGTCCTACGAGCGAACCATTACTAGTTAATGACAATGTTTTATCTTTTATAGAAAATGTTACAGTTCCAATTGTAGTACTATTAATTTGTGTTTTATACGACCCAGCTGGGGAAACTTTCATTGCTTCTGTTAAACGTTTAATAGTTGACTCAGATAAATTCTTTACTCCAAATCTAAGCAAGTTTTCAGCTAGAATATTTTTCATATGATCCTTAATGGTTTCTTTTCTTTCATATAAATATATCCAATAAAAAAAAATAAAAATTTTGAAATGTGAAATCATTTTCTTATATTATAAAAAAAATCCTATGATTCGTTATGGTTATTGCTGTATTAATACACAGCTTTCTAACGCTGGTATCCGTACCGGTCGTGCAATGATTGACCGCAAGTTTAAGATTGGCGGTTTGCAACTTGCTTCCGACATTGCACTTGCCAATGCTCGTGATTTACTTACTATTCTGCAATGGAACGAGCAACATGGTATTCGTCTATTCCGTATTGGCTCCGAGATATTTCCTCGTTGGAATCATTATGCATTACGTGACTTACCCGGCATTGATGAAATTACTCATCATCTTCGCGTAGCAGGTGACTATGCACGTGCTCATGGCCATCGTCTTACGACACACCCTGGTCCATTTCATATCCTAGGTAGTCCCGATGATGTAGTTGTTGACAATTCTATTATTGGTCTTGAACGACATTCTGAGATGTTTGACCTTATGGGCTTTGCACCTAGCTTTGACAATCTTATCAATATTCATATAGGTGCTACTTACAATGATAAGCCTGGCACGGTTGCACGTTGGTTGTTTAACTATAATCGTTTATCAGATTCGTGTCGTGCACGTTTAGTTGTTGAGAATGATGACAAGGCTTCTATGTATTCAGTGCGCGAGCTGTATGAGTATTTGCATGTTCCGACACGTATTCCTATTACATTTGACTATTGGCATCATACTTTCAATACCGGTGACATCAGCGAACGTGAAGCATTTTTCATGGCGCGTGACACTTGGGCTATTCATGGTGCCACGCAATGTACTCATTACAGTGAGTCGCGTCGACGCGAGAATCAACTTCTTATTGAGCGTATGTTTGAGCATCATGGTATTTCTTTAGACACTATTGAGCAATGGCCGACATTCCACAAACAATACAAGGAGTTTACCAAGATCAAAGAGCAAGCTCATGCCGACTTCATTACGCAGCTTCCGAATACATATGATGTTGATGCATTAGATATCGAGGTTGAGGCCAAGGCTAAGGAGTTAGCTTTATCGCATCTTAACGTTACATGTTGTCAAGAAAATAATATACCACTGATTTTAGATTAAATATATTTATATATAATAATAGTAATAATATAATAAAAGGAAGTTATGCCAAAACCATTAAATTACCAAGCTGCAATTTTAAGTGATTTAGAAGATGCTAGAGAAGTTATTCGCCTATTAGGCAGATCAATTACAGAAAATATGATTGACAAACAATCGACACTAGATAACTTAGCACGAGCAATAAAAAAAATTGATTCAGCAAAACATCTTGTTAATCATCCAAATGCAGTGTAAATGAAATCATCTAAATCTTCACAACCACCAAAAGGTTACAAAAAAATGCAATGTAAATATTGCACTGAAATATGTCAACGTGTCGATGAAAAGGCAACGGCTATAACATGTTCAGAATGTGTATCAAAACTAGTCGCGGGCCAAGTTTTGGAAATACGTAAATAAATCATTATAATAAGTTATGTTAGAAGCAGAAAAAATCAAATCAAATTGGGAACGCTATCGAGGATTAGTTAATCAATTCTTTCCTACGCGTAAAGATGCATTAAATAAGATGTATGATGATTTCGAAGATCGAATGGCGTTAATGCCAGCATCTTCCATGGAACATTTTCATAATGCGTTTGCTGGAGGTTATGTAGACCATGTACTTCGTGTAATGGATTGTGCATTAACTTTGCATAATACATGGACAGTCTGTGGTGCTGATATGTCTGGTTATACCGAAGAAGAATTATTGTTTGCTGCAATGCATCATGATTTAGGTAAAGCAGGATTTCCAGGTGATGGCAATGAAGTATATCAAGTAGAAACTTCGGATTGGCATCGTAAGAACCAAGGTAAAATGTATAAATCAAATGCAAATATTCCATTCACAATGGTACCAGATTTATCAATTTGGTTGTTGCAAGAATATGGTGTTAAAATGTCTTGGAATGAGTATCAAGCAATTAAGATTCATGATGGAATGTATGATGAGGCAAATAAACCGTATTTCGTTGCTAGATCACCTCAAGCTAAAATGAAAACAAATTTGCCAATACTTTTGCATCATGCAGATCATATGGCGTCTACCATTGAATATGAACGTTGGAGAAATGGTAAAACATCAGCTCCGGCTCCAGTTGCAGAAAAAAGCAAAACACAAAAAAGCAATGGATTGAAAAATTTAGCAGAAAATAATCCTGCCGTTGAACAATCTTTGAACGATATTTTTAAAGCATTTAGCGAGGAATAACATGACACTATTTTTTTCAATAACAACAATCATATTCTTGACAGGTACATCGTATTTTGCAAGACGTGCATTTGTATTAGCTGGATTGCTAGCAGATGAACAAGAATATATGGAACAATTAGAAGTTACAAATGCTTACATGTATTCAAAAATTACAGAAGCTTATAATTCAATGAAACAAATTGACCGCCTAGGTGCATTTGAAGAAGATGATGAAGCAGGTACAACGTTTGCATTGTTAAAACAAACTATAGAAGAACTTAAAGAAACATTTGAAGATGGCCAGGAAGAAGAAAAGTAATAATTATTTTACAAAGATAACTGATATGGCAATCTCTGCTTATAATCAGTCTCCGGAAAATGAAGCATTTCGTGAAAAAGTTTATCGCAGATTTATTTATCCTGCATTTCTAAAACTTTCGGAAAACATTATCAATAAAATTAAACCGGATTATATTGATTCGTCATTTGAAGACTTACAAACAGACTTAGTAACCTTTCTAACAGCACGTTTAAACAAGTTTAATCCTAATGCGGGTAAAGCATATTCTTATTATACTAGAACTGCATTAAATTATATTATAGCAGAAAATCAAAAAGGATACGCAAAAGTAAAAGCAGATACTTTAGAAATTGATATTGATGAACGTCGCAATGTTATAACAGAAATACACAATGCAGAAATGCGAGAAACGTTAGAATATTTCATGGATGCATACATTGAATATTGTTATGACAATTTAAACTATATTTTTACAAATCCAACTGATATTCATGTTGCAGATTCAGTTTTACATATTTTTGAATCTCGCGAGAACATAGAAAATTTTAATAAAAAAGCTCTTTATATTTTTATCAGAGAACGTACGGGTTTAGAAACAACAAACATAACTCGAGTTATAAAAGTATTAAAAGACATCTACGAAACCAAATTCAAAGAATACGAACGTACAGACTTCATAAACTTGCCTTTTTGATATTTATATTAAAGGATTTTAAGTTATGGACAAGAATGATGAACTATTCAAAGGAACTAGTTTTGCTGATTTGATGTCCGATGTATATCACAATTCTAAAAAGAAGGATAGACAAATAAATCAACTCATTGCTCAGTTGCAACCTTTAATAAAGAATGCATCTGATGCTACTATTATTGTTCCTTTAATCAAAGAATATTTAGATGTTGCAGTTAAGAATGATGATCATCTTGTAAAATTAACTGCAATCGTTCAACGTTATATTTCTACTAAGCAAACCATTTCTGGTGCTGATGGATTAATCAGCGATGAAGAAAAACAGCAACTTATTCGAATAGCTGAACAAACTATGACTGCTGAACTCCGAGATGAATTGGAAGATATGAATGCTGATCAGCAAGAACTAACACAAAAAATACAAAATGTTACAAGCAAGTTAGGAACCGATGCAAGCAAATAATCATATATTTTGGGATGTTGCAGAAGTATTAGAATATGATTATACGTACTCTTACATTTTTCCTGATGCTGGAAAAACTAATACAGATAGTTTATTTGCTTTAAAAGTTAGATCATGTAGCACATTATATAATGATCAATTCATATTAGCACGTCCAGCAAACAATGCAATTAAAAGAATTCCATTAGTTGGAGAAATGGTTTTAATTTACAAAACTTTTAACGAACAATCAACTAAATATAAACGACGAGAAAGTTGGTACTATGTTGATACCGTAGACTTACAAGGTTCTATTAATGAAAACATGTTGCCAGGCATATCTGGTAATAAAACTCAAGATGAAATTGATAAAACAAAACCAGGTCGAACATTTACTCGTAAGCCTGTTGCTTTGTTACAACCATATGAAGGCGATACATTAATTGAAGGGCGTTTAGGAAATAGTATTCGTTTTGGTAGCACTGTTAATATTTCTACAACAGACCGTTCAGTGTCTGAAAATAACACATTAGTTCCTACATATTATTATGTGGAACCTACATGGAAAAGTCCTAAACCACCGGGAGAGACAGGACCAGAAAATGATCCAGCACAACCTATTATTGTTTTATCTAATGGTCGCAAACAACTTCCAAATAAACAATTTATCGTAGAAAATCCAAATGTAGATGCATCTTCATTATATTTAACGAGCAATCAAGTTATTCCTTTAACATTATCAAAACCAACAACAAAAAATAATTCATTTGAAGGTTCACAATTTATTGGAGTAGGAGATAAAATTGTTTTAAGTGCTAAAACCGATGTTATTGTACTTGATTCAAAAAAAGCAATTATATTAAATACTCCGGAAGAAGTACGTATTGGAGGTGATGATGCGGATGAACGGTTTGTTCACGGTGAAGTTTTAAAAGAAATTTTAGATAAGATAATATCACACTTATTATATACACAAATAAAGTGCGGAGATCTTACCGGTACATTTTTAAATGATACGAATTTGAGAGATGCACAAAAAAAATTATATAGTGAGTTAACTAGTAACAAATATTTTTTAAAGAAAACATAATATGCCGGCAATATTTCCTCCATTAGATCGTATACCTAATCTACCTCCACAAATTACAGATAAAGCTATTCAACAATTGAATAAATTAGTTGATCAATTAGGTGATAAAGTTGTAACTGTAGCAAAAGATTCAGTTAAGTTACCAGAAAAATGTAATTGCGATGATCCTAGAATCAAAAAAATCAAAAAAGATTTAACTGATGTGCAAACGCTTATAACTAAATTACAAACAGAGGTACCTAAAATACAAAAAATTATTAATACTACAAAAACAATAATTACTGCTGCAAATGGAGTAAAAACGGCATTAAGTGCTGCACAACTTTCTAATCCTGTAACTGCGCCTTTATTTCTTGCAATGTTATTAAAAGACGTACAAGATGCAACTATCAAAAATGCACTAGCATCAGTTCAACAATTAGCAAAAGTCCCTCCGTCATTAACGGCACAGTTAAATAAATTTGTTCCTCCTATACAAGAAGCTTTAGGTAAGATTGGTTCAAGTTGTAATGGAGAAGTTCCTGCAATTAGTATTCCAACTTCAACGTTGAGAGATGCAGATGCATTAGATTCATTTGGCGATGGATTTGATTATAATGATTTATTGGATTCTGAATTTTATCAAGAAATAAACGTGTCACAGGAAGATTTAACAAGTCGATCGGAAAATATTCAAAAATTAATCGAGCAACAACAAAGCTTATTAACATTGCAAGAAGCTCCTAGTCAAGTATATCAACTAGTAGGAAGACCATCCGACGATTTA